TGTTCAATCATTTGGTTAGGAAAGCGGATGTTGCGGGTTGTTGTTCTGCGGGTTCTGTTCTTCGTTGACATGAGGTTGCCCCGTATTCAGTGTCGCTGATTTGTATTGTCTGAAGTTGTTTTTACGTTAAGTTGATGCAGATCAATTAATACGATACCTGCGTCATAATTGATTATTTGACGTGGTTTGATGGCCTCCACGCACGTTGTGATATGTAGATGATAATCATTATCACTTTACGGGTCCTTTCCGGTGATCCGACAGGTTACGGGGCGGCGACCTCGCGGGTTTTCGCTATTTATGAAAATTTTCCGGTTTAAGGTGTTTCCGTTCTTCTTCGTCGTAACTTAATGTTTTTATTTAAAATACCCCCTGAAAAGAAAGGAAACGACAGGTGCTGAAAGCGGGCTTTTTGGCCTTTGTCGTTTCCTTTCTCTGTTTTTGTCCGTGGAATGAACAATGGAAGTCAACAAAAAGCAGCTGGCTGACATTTTCGGTGCGAGTATCCGTACCATTCAGAACTGGCAGGAACAGGGAATGCCCGTTCTGCGAGGCGGTGGCAAGGGTAATGAGGTGCTTTATGATTCTGCCGCCGTCATAAAATGGTATGCCGAAAGGGATGCTGAAATTGAGAACGAAAAGCTGCGCCGGGAGGTTGAAGAACTGCGCCAGGCCAGCGAGGCAGATCTCCAGCCAGGGACTATTGAGTACGAACGCCATCGACTTACGCGTGCGCAGGCCGACGCACAGGAACTGAAGAATGCCAGAGACTCAGCTGAAGTGGTGGAAACCGCATTCTGTACTTTCGTGCTGTCGCGGATCGCAGGTGAAATTGCCAGTATTCTCGACGGGATCCCCCTGTCGGTGCAGCGGCGTTTTCCGGAACTGGAAAACCGACATGTTGATTTCCTGAAACGGGATATCATCAAAGCCATGAACAAAGCAGCCGCGCTGGATGAACTGATACCGGGGTTGCTGAGTGAATATATCGAACAGTCAGGTTAACAGGCTGCGGCATTTTGTCCGCGCCGGGCTTCGCTCACTGTTCAGGCCGGAGCCACAGACCGCCGTTGAATGGGCGGATGCCAATTACTATCTCCCGAAAGAATCCGCATACCAGGAAGGGCGCTGGGAAACACTGCCCTTTCAGCGGGCCATCATGAATGCGATGGGCAGCGACTACATCCGTGAGGTGAATGTGGTGAAGTCTGCCCGTGTCGGTTATTCCAAAATGCTGCTGGGTGTTTATGCCTACTTCATAGAGCATAAGCAGCGCAACACCCTTATCTGGTTGCGTCCATCCGGGACTGCAGTGTCTCCCGGACGTCATCCGGAAGATGGCTGTAGGGGTTGCCATCCACCTTATGGCTGCCGCTGTAAATCAGAGTGATTTCCACACCCTGTTTCTCCAGCGCAGCACCGTAATTACTGTGAGCCATCATGACGCCGATGGAGCCTGTCCGGGCGGTCTGCGTGACCAGACGCCGGGAGCCCGCAGTGCCTGGGGGAACTGCGACTGGATAGGCTCCGGTCGTATGGCCATCGATGGTCTGAAAGAAGTTCAGGAAGCGGTGATGCTGATAGAAGCCGGACTGAGCACCTACGAGAAAGAGTGCGCGAAACGCGGTGACGACTATCAGGAAATTTTTGCCCAGCAGGTCCGTGAAACGATGGAGCGCCGCGCAGCCGGTCTTAAACCGCCCGCCTGGGCGGCTGCAGCATTTGAATCCGGGCTGCGACAATCAACAGAGGAGGAGAAGAGTGACAGCAGAGCTGCGTAATCTCCCGCATATTGCCAGCATGGCTTTTAATGAGCCGCTGATGCTTGAACCCGCCTATGCGCGGGTTTTCTTTTGTGCGCTTGCAGGCCAGCTTGGGATCAGCCGCCTGACGGATGCGGTGTCCGGCGACAGCCTGACTGCCCAGGAGGCACCCGCGACGCTGGCATTATCCGGTGATGATGACGGACCACGACAGGCCCGCAGTTATCAGGTCATGAACGGCATCGCCGTGCTGCCGGTGTCCGGCACGCTGGTCAGCCGGACGCGGGCGCTGCAGCCGTACTCGGGGATGACCGGTTACAACGGCATTATCGCCCGTCTGCAACAGGCTGCCAGCGATCCGATGGTGGACGGCATTCTGCTCGATATGGACACGCCCGGCGGGATGGTGGCGGGGGCATTTGACTGCGCTGACATCATCGCCCGTGTGCGTGACATAAAACCGGTATGGGCGCTGGCCAACGACATGAACTGCAGTGCAGGTCAGCTGCTTGCCAGTGCCGCCTTCCTGAAAACTGAAGCGCGCTTTTGAAGGTAACGTCACCACGCGGCGAACGATGGCCTCTTCCAGCCAGCACAGAAACATCTGGCTCGCCTGACGGGATGCGACGAATTTTCGCCGCCCCATAAAGTACGCCCACGACTCGTTCGCACTGGCCCGTGCCGTGGAGTAGCTCATCTGGGCGTAATTCCGGGAAAGCTGCTCATACGAGACACCCAGCCCGGCAGCGATATACCGCAGCAGTGACTGCTCAAACACGGAGTAGCCGTTATCCGTATACCGACATTTCTGCACCATTCCGGCGGATATCTGGATTTTTTCAAAGGCGAGATGTTGGTGCATATACGCAGGCAGAATGTAACTCAAGGTTTATTACAGGTATTCGCCTTGGCGGTCTGTCATCTGTTCAGACATGGAAAGGCCCCGGCTGGTCTGACAGGTCAGGTTATGTCGTTACGGGTTCAGTTAACGGAAACCGTGATGAATTAATTGATACAACTCAGGCAAGGCCAATTCAGTATTGCATTAATGGGACGTGGTATAACGCGGGGAGTATTTAACGATGATGCACTTAAAAAACATTACTGCTGGCAACCCTAAAACAAAAGAGCAATACCAGCTAACAAAGCAATTTAACATCAAATGGCTTTATTCAGATGATGGAAAAAACTGGTATGAGGAACAAAAGAATTTCCAGCCAGACACTTTGAAAATGGTCTATGACCATAACGGCGTTATTATTTGTATTGAAAAGGATGTTTCAGCAATTAATCCAGAGGGTGCAAGCGTCGTTGAATTACCTGATATTACAGCAAATCGCCGGGCTGATATTTCGGGGAAATGGATGTTCAAAGATGGCGTAGTGATAAAGCGAACTTATACCGAGGAAGAGCAGAGGCAACAAGCGGAAAATGAAAAGCAAAGCCTGTTGCAACTTGTCAGGGATAAAACCCAGCTATGGGACTCACAGCTACGGCTGGGCATCATTTCCGACGAGAATAAACAAAAATTAACCGAGTGGATGCTCTATGCGCAGAAAGTCGAATCTACAGACACTTCCGGCCTGCCAGTAACGTTTCCCGAACAACCAGAATGAGAGAAGGCCCGCTATCGGGCCTTAATTTTTACTCTGGTTTTTGTGGCCATTCAGGATTTGCCGTATCCACACGGCTGACCAGAACACTGTAGCGTTCCCATGCTTCCAGTCGTGTGCGTTCCTCGTCTGTTGCCATATTCAGCCTGACAGCGCGTTCCAGCGGTTGGATGACTGATTCAGCTTCGGAAAGCAATGCGGCCTTTTGTGATTCGGCCTGTTGTTGTTGCTCGTCTGCCGTATAAATCCGTTTAACCACAGCTCCGTCCCTAAACATCCACTTACCGGAATCATCAGCGCGGCGGTTGGCTGTAATATCTGGAACCTCAACGACGCTATAACCTTCAGGGTTAAGCGTGGAGGCATCTTTGGTGATGGCGACAATAATATTATTTGCATCGTAAACAATCTTTATTGTGTCTGGCTGAAAGTTTTTCACTTCCTCATACCAGTTTTTTCCGTCTTCGGACCATAACCAGATAACATCAAAATTCTTTGTTAGCTGATATTGTTCTTTTGTTTTTGGATTTCCAGACTTAATATTTTTTAAATGCTGCATAAATTACACCTGTACGACGTTATACCATGTGCCATTGATGTATTTTTGTATTGGTCTGAATACTGCCGGATCATCGCCATCAACTGCACCGATAATGCCAAGCCCCGTAATTGCATGACCTGATTTCTCATACATCACGCCTTTTTGCATAGTCTGAACAACACGTGTACCAAGTCGGACATCTCTCACATAACGTGAGTCAAAATTACCATAATTGCCGGGAATAACTTGCGCACCGCAAAGCCAGTTGCCATTGTTGTCCATGTACGCCTGACCATCGGTGCCATTGGCTGTCCTTGAGTTATTAATCATGTAGATGCCAAATTGCTTATTCCCCAGTCCACCAATCATAAATTTGCGATCAGCGTGGTCCTGACGAAGTAATGCCTGCGCACCATCGGTGGATACCGCATTGCGTCCCAAAATAACATTCTGGTCACGCATATGAATCCACATGCCGGTACTACTGTTAATTGCAAAACGGTTTGCAAATATATCCCCTGTAACATCAAGACCATGCCCCATGCTTATCCGACCAGTTCTGAGATTAAGCGTAAAGGGGCGTAGTGGCCCTATATCACCATTTTCTCCCTCATTCTCTCGTGTAGGGATGATATGCAGGCATTCTTCAGAACGACGAAAAATAGCACCAAAAGATGAATTAAATATCCTCAGTGCATTGACTGTCGATATTTTTACTTCACTGCTGAAAAGGGCTTTAACAAGGACAGACAAAGCATCCCATTTAAGAGTCATCAGGTCTTTTGTTGTGGTGCTCTGGCGGCTTCTCCATTTGAAATATTCATTGCCGTTGTCGCCTGTTTCAAACCACATGTATGAATCAGTGTCGCTGTCGGCATTATTTTTAAAACCAATCTTTGCCCAGTCAGTATTTCTAATCCAGGCAAGGATTGAGTCGTTTTCAAAAGTAAGCCCACCGGACAAGGTATCGCCATTCTTTTGCACGGCGTTCCTGGCCCTGTTTACCGTTTCCTGTAAACCGAGGTTTTAGATAATGGCGGTTTCTGGCCTGCATGGCATGATTTGTGCTTTTGGACGGGAGATTCAGCGTGCTGATTGGCTATGTAAGGGTATCAACAAATGACCAGAATACAGACCTGCAACGAAACGCTCTTGTTTGTGCAGGATGTGAACAAATATTTGAAGATAAATTAAGCGGAATAAGGACAGGCCGACCTGGATTAAACGTGCTTTAAAGCGCCTTCAAAAAGGTGACGCACTGGTTGTCTGGAAACTGGACTGACTGGGTCACTGTATGCGGAATCTTGTCGTGCTGGTGCTGGAAGCCTGGAAGAAGTATCGGG